GGGAACGAAAGCTTTAAACGTCACCAAGGTCGCCTTAAGAATCGGCCAGAAAGCGGAGACCAGGTCTTTTCCGGTTTGCACCCATGAAATGAATTCGGATCGAATCAGCTCTTTGTTTGCAATCGCCCACTTAACGCCCATCTTCGCGACTTGAATTCCCTTGTCAACGTATTCCTTAACAATCGGCAAGAGCTGCAAGCCGATTTCGGCTTTTGTCATGGCGATGTTATCGCGCAAAGTTGACATACGGCCTTCAAAAGTCAAAGACGCTCGCGCCATTCCCCGGTAAAACTTCCCGCCCTCAGAGGTCATCGTCCTGAAAGCTTTCGTCACCACCGCGCCGGTGGCTCTGCCCTGACTGACTAACTTTCTTACTTCTCCGATAGTTTTGACGCCCAGCTCCTCGCGCATCGCCCCAAGAATCGGAATCCCGGCGTTGACGAGCTGGTTGATATCTTGCATCGACGCTTTGCCGGCGGCTTGAATCTGTCCGTAAGCCAAGGCGATTCTGTTCAATTTATCGCCGCTTCCTCCCGCCGTGTCTCCCAGCATTTTCAGAGTCGGGATTAAATCTTTTTGAGTCGCCGCCTCGAAGCCCAGCAACATTTTTGCTGTCGGAGCCAGTTGACGAAATTCAAAGGGCGTCCGGGCCGCCTCAGCTCTCAGCGAGGCGACAACTTTTTTTGAATTTTCGATTGATCCGGCCAGGCCGATAAAATCCGCCTCGGCCATTTCCACGCGCCCGGCTTCGGTTATGAAACTGGTGAGCTGTCCTGTGATAGCTCCGAGATTTGAACGAATCGCCGAAACCGCCAGCCCGCCGACCACGACGTTTCTAAATTCGTCGCTGGCCCTGGTCGCTCTGTTGTAGGCCGTGACCGTCGTTTTTTCAAAACGATGAGCCGCCACAGCCGACCGGTTCAAAAACGGAACGACCTGATCTTTGCTGACTGTGTATCCGGTTGAGACGCTAAAATCAGGCATATCAGTTTATTTGTTCCAGACTTTTTTTTTGGCGTCGGCGATAACATCGCATAATTCGCGCCAATATTTCATTTCCGGATAGGTCATACTTTTTATTTCCGACGGCGAGACGCGGTTAAGAAAAAGCAGACCTATCATTTCGTCAAATTTCGGAATTATGTGCTTAAGAACAAAAAACCGAGACACTCCATGATCGACAAGTCGTTCCCTTTCAAATTAATCATCGCGGACATCCCCAGACCGGACAGAGAACCCATCAGCGAATAGACCCGTTTGTTTCGCGCCACTTCCATTGATTCACCCATTTCTCCGGAGCTGGCGTCCTGAATTCTGGCCGAACCGCTCAGCTCTTTATAAATGATCGGCGGGCCGTCTCCTTTGCCGACTATTTGCTCAATGACAAGTTTGTCGTCTTCTTTCAGAATTTGCAGACGACCACGCCGGATAGCCACAACCAATTTAGGGTAGGACATGCGAAACAACTGCTTTTCCGCCTCCGTCCCCATTTCATCCTCATAAATTTCGTAGTGGCGAAAAAGCGTTTCAAGCTGATCCTCCGCCACTTCCTGACTAAACTGAAACTCTTCTTTTCGAGTAATTTTTCTAAAGTCCATTTTATCTCGCGTTAAATGAATTTAAAATTAATTAGGGAACAAAACAAAGCCGTCCGGACTTTCCGGATTCATATTAATTGTGCCGGTGTTTTCGGCCACGGTGGCTCCGTCGTAATCGATAAACCCCACCGCCGACCACGTGTTGCCGTTGACATCCACAGCGCTTAAGGAATAGCTGTCGTCTCTGTCGTTTAGAGCCTGCAATTGCTCATGCTGCAACGCCGTCACATGAACGCTGATATTTTCAATCGTTCCCGGAATTTTAGTTTTTTTCTGCTCGTTGCCGCCGCTGTGGGGGATAGGCTCGTTTTTATACTTTCCGCCCGGCAATTTCGCGTCGTTATCGGCTTTGACATTAACAGTGATTCCGTCCGCGCTTAATTTTCTCCAAGTTCCTGACGCCATTTTTCCTCCTTAATTCGCGAGTATCGCAAGGTTAATGTCCACCTGAACAATTCCGTCCAGAATTCCGCCCTCTCCGGACAAAATGAAGGGCAAACGATAATTCCAGCCGCTCCCGTCTTCTCTGAGAAAAATCACGTTGCCTTCCTTGAGTTTTTCAATCGTGAAATCCGCTTCGTAGATCCAGGCGTTTTTTTCAAGATCGTAAGTCCAGCCAACAAGCTCTTCTCTCACGTTGTTTGTGTCGCGAGCTTTGGTCTGGCTATTGGGGTTGGTGACGCGCTGTGTTCGTCTCACAACTGTGAATCGTTTCCACTTTTCGGTGTCAAAGCGTTGAATTCCGCTGTATGCGATATTTTGCAACAGGGAAATATTTCTCATCGAACGGTAGGCGTTGTTGTCGAGAGGCAAGCTTTCCGGCCGCCAAAAGCTCATCATATTTTGCAAGGTGACGCGATTGTTTTTGACCTGAGTAACTGAAATTCCGTTCCTGACAGCCAGCTCTCGGTTATCTTCGTTGTCCGTCCAGCGATCTGTTTTAGGACTCGGAATAATATTCGGCAAAGCCAGATCCACATAACCTGATTCAGCCAGCGTGTTATTTGTATAAGACATGAGACCCATGGACACGGCGGCAAGCTCCATTGGGTGATGATAACTGCCCGGCTCCGCGACAATCCCGTTTGTCATGTCGAATTCCGCTCTTAAATCCGCTTTAGCGATCAAAGCGCTTAAGGCGGCAGTTCCCGGATCGGTGTCGCCGACCATCGTTCGAAAGGCCCTCATCAGGCCGGGTTTATAGTTCCCTGTCCCCTCGTTGCTGTTGCCGTTATAGTCGTGCAATTTGTCCCAAGTGTCGGTGTCCTGGCCGTATCCGCAAATAACGTCCATATACCACTCTTCGTTCTGATTATCATCCACGCCCCAGGCGTTGAGCGCGGGCGTCACGTCGGGGACGCCGCTTCCGCCGGTCATGTCGGTTATGGCGACCTGGACGCCTTCGGGAAGCTTTTCGCCCGGCTGAATATTAAAAGCGAGCGTGATAAAATTTCCCCACGGCCCTTTGGATTTGGCTGTGATATTAACCTGAGAAGTCGTCACGTCGTCCACCGCCGCGCTAACAGGAAAAGCTTTATTTGCCGCGTCTTCAACAGCCGCCGCGAATTTAACAGCAATGGCGTCCTCGTCGTCTCCGACCGCTAGAGAAATCGCGCCGCTTGTTTTTATCGCCGCCGCGTAGAAATGCAATTTGCTTGCCTTGGTGACAGTCGAGCCGACAAAGTCGATATTTCCAGATCCGGCGACAGCTCCTCCGACTTCTTCTTGCGGAGTGATAAACGTTTCCACCCCTCGCGATCCGTCGTAAGCTCGAACGGCCAGCCGGTGAAGCATTGTCCCGAAACCGCATTTGCTCCCGACCTCATCCGGACTAAACACTCTCAGCGGCTCGTCAGGAACGATTTCAGTTTTTCCGGGATCATAAGTCCCGATAATATTTATTTTTCTGGGAACGACCTTGGCGGACACAGAAAACGGGACATTTTCTATTCCCAACCTTTTGCCGGCCGACTTTTTATTGAGGTCAAAAGTCAACGCCATGATTTCTCCTATTCAAGTTCCGCGCCTGGCGGATATGGTTCATATTCTCCGATAATACTGTCGCCAGCTCCGATTTCACCCAAAGGCTCCTCGCCTTCAATATCTTCCTCGGCCTGACATTTTAAGGTTAACAACGCTTTCATGACTGTTTGTTCTCCGGGACTTTCCGGAGGAAATTTTTCGATTTTGGTAATCAGACGATTATGGACTCTGACGCCCGACGAAGGCTCGATTCGATCAATCGCCAGCTCGTCGTTTTCGGCCTTCATGACGAGCTGATAAACAATCGCGATCAAGTCGTCCATCAGCCGATCCGCGAGGTATTCAGCCGCCTGCATGTTCGACAAGGCGATGGAATACGCTTCGTTTTGCAGAGCTTCCGGAAATTCTTTCTCTAGCACTTTCAAATCCGCCTGAGCGTTGGCGGCCACCATCAGCTCAAGATAAAAAATCATGTCGTGATAGGGCTCGTATTCCTGCCCGCCGGTCAAATCTCCCTCGGCGTAGTAGAAAGCCACCGCGCGTTTATTTTTCAAAAGAGCTTCGCTTCCCTCAAGCGGGAGAGGATGTCCGACAGTCCGGAATTGGTCTTGCTCGCCCGGAATCAGAATATTATCCATGACGCTGTCGCGGATAATTTGAAAAGCCATTTTCGAACTCATATCTGGACTACTTTTCTCAGGGGAAGATTAATATAACCGATTGTGGATCCCTCCTCCGGAGGCCCTGACAAAGTGTAACTCTGCAAAGTTTCGGATCCCGGAGTCGGCGGAGCCTGAACGCTCCATTTTTCACTAGCTTTTGGAACTCTTGTCAACGACCCCAAACGCAAGATCAAAACCGGCTCCGGCACGACCGCTTCAAAGCCCGTTCCCGGGTCGATGTTGACGCTTTCGCGTGACAGAATTCCCTTAAGCGACTTTGTCTCATCGTCAGCCGTTTGAGTCTGCTTGTGGCCGTCCGGCCCGATGAGAATCACCGGCTCGCCCCAATCTTTGTCGATTATTTCGACAAGGTCTTTTTTAAACCTCGTCAGCAGGCTCATCTTGTTCGTCTTCCGGTTTTTTCTCTTCCGGTTTTTTCAGGTAATCCTTTTCGGCGTCCCAGACTTCGAGCTTGTCCGCTCCAAAGTCCTCGACGTGTTCAGGATGTATTTTATCGCCGTGTTTATAGCGACGTCTCACCTTGTACAAGGACACGCCGCGTTTAGGCGTCATGGTTGAATCAGCCATTTTTATTTTTGAGTTGATTTTCGAGTTTCAAGTTGGCGGTCATCAAATCGGCGTTGGCTTTCTTCAAGATTTTGTTTTCCGCTTCCAGCTTCTTTTTCGCCTCGACCGCTTCGTTGTGGGCTTCAAGTTGCTCGTTGAGCTGCGTTTCAAAAACTCCGCGCTCTTTGACCGCCGCGTCACGATCCTTAAGAGCGGCTTTCACTTCTTTCCGCAAGGCGGCCACAGCTTTTTCGGCGTTTTTATTGGCTTTGGCGACATGTTCATCCGGAGAATTTTTGCCGATCAATCCTTTTTCAATAAAATCTTTCAATTTTTTAGGATTGAGCAATTTCAACAAATCCGCCGGTATTGGATCGCCGTCATTCTTGATTTTAGGGCGACCACTCGCAATCGACAAAACGCCTTCGCCCAGCCAATAAAATTTTCCTGTCTGTATTTTAGGCATTATGGATACTCGTAAGTTCCGGTTATAGTGGAAAATCCGTCCGTTTGATCTGTTCCAAAAACCGGAGCGATTTCCGTCACTATCCTGACGCTGGTTTCGTCTTCGGATGGAAAAGCGCGGAAATGAAACATTTCCGGCATGATCACGTTGTCTGTCATCTCAACGTTTTCAGGCAAAGGCATGTCCACTTCTGAAAATCCAAAAGTGTCTTCCATCCACATTTGACGAACTCTATTATTCGGCAAAGCCTCCCCCGGCCCGAAAGTTCTGGAACACATCGCGGTTGGCGAGGCGACGGAAACTTGATCCTTCGGCATATACTTCAAAATAGTTCCTTTCGGATATTCGTAATGCGCCAGATAAGTAAAAAGATACAAATCTCGTCCTTTGGGAGTTGTGACCATACCGCGAAATTGGAACCCGCCAGGCCCTGTGAAATGCTTCAATCTATCCGGCAAAGCCATGTCTTTTCTAATGACTCCAAGCTCCATCCGCAATTTGTCATACCAAGCCTGCACTTTAGCGTTGTTCAAATAGGCTTTCATTGCGTCCTCGCCCATAATCGCCATTTCAGCAAGTGTGTTGCCGTTAATCTCGACCGCGTCACAAGCCTCGTCCAGATCGGCCAACGGGTCGCCCGCCTCGGTGTTCCAATATTCGTTGACGGCGATGCTGTTTTCCGTGTTGCGATAAAAATTATAAATCAGCTCCTCGTCGCTGGTTCCGAGTATAGCCGGCATTTTCCCGGTCAGAATCATTTGAGCCGACAAATATTCCATGAGTTTGACAAGCTTTCTGATCTGATCCTCGTGCATCCGGGACGCCAAGATCATCATGCGATCTTCCTTGCTGAGCGGCTTGTAAGGGGATTCACCGGGAACTCTTTTCAAAAGATCATTGCTGTATATATTGCCGATTTTTCTAGCTAAAGGAAAAGTTCTGCTAAAAGAGCTGAACTCGCCTATTCTCTCTTCTGTCTCTTCAATTATTTTCCCTGTGATCCCGCGCGGAACCATCGCCGCAATCTCGTCGGAAGCTCTTATCACGTCTCTTTCAAACGCTTCGTTTCCGAAATTAAACTCTGTTTCAGAATTGTTGTAAGGGCTGTTGAAAAATCTCTGAAATCCAGCGGGCGCGGCCCTCAAAGCTCGGTGTTCGTCAAACAAACCTCTATGCGTCAGCGTGTAGGTGTTTGCCACCGGAAGTATTTCTGTCATTTTTCTCCTAAGGGTTTTCAGGGTTAGAAATGCTCTGTGTCAGAACCGGCACCAGTCCCATAGAGCGCAACCGTTCGCGAATCGTCCGATGATCATTATCGATAACAATCACCTGATTCAATGATTTTGAATTTTCAATGACCAGTTGCTCCTCGTCAAACCAGGCGTCGCTAAGAAGTCCCACGACATTTGCAATATCTCCGGCGACCAAATCAGCGGCGGCGATATCCGGCCCCATATATATCATGACGGGGATAGCTGTTCCATCGGCGGCGGCTTCATTAATAAACGGGGTAAATTTCGCGTCGGCGGATTTTCTGGCCATCAATGTTTTAGACAACAGCGGCTCGGAGCGTGATCCGTCCTGCGCGATCACAGCAGCGGTTGTGTACACGCCCGCGCCTTTGACTATAAAACCGGCCGGCGCGTGATCCAGGCGTCTTTGAACAGGTTTATATCTTTCCACACTCATTTTTTCATCCCCTTGATAGTTTTTAAGTGATCCATTTTGGCGTTGTAATCATCCTCAGTCCTGACTTTGCCGTCCGCCGAAAGTTGCTCGCCTTGTCCGCCCGGCGTGTCTTTTATTTTTTCGCTTTCATCTTGCGCCTGTCCTGATTTTTCTCTTTCCAGCCGCATGTCCTCCATTTTCACCACCGCCTCGAAAGCGTCCAGGGAGGTTTCGCCTTTGGCGACCTCAATAGCCATGTCCTGGATAGCTTTGGGGTATTTTGCGTCGGAGCCGGTGAATTTAAAGGCTCGCTCGATGCGGGCGTTTATTTCCGCCTGTCCTTCTGTAAAACCGGCCTGATATTTATCAGCCATCTTTTGCGCAAACTCCGCGCTGGCCGTCGAGTTTTCAGCCAAAAACTCAGTCAAAGTTTGACTCATTTTTCTGTTCTCCTGTTTTTTGGTTTTAGTTTCCGGAGCTTTCGCCGAAAAACCGACGCCCGGAGTTTGAAAGGTTTTGTTAATCAGATTATTATTTTGAATTCCGTCGATCATTTTGACGGAGATCGCGTCCGGCGTTCCCTCCTCGGGAGCTTGAGACACCAGCAGGCCGCCGCGCCCGAAATTGGCTTTGATATAATCCAGTTCCAGCCCGCGCCCTTCGGAGATGCGTTTGAAAAAGAAGCTTTCCGAAGTGTTGAGCATTTCCTTAATAACTTCTCTATCTTTTTGAGAGCCAAAATCCAGATGTTTTTTCGGAGCGTTGCTGGAAGTCAGCACAATTTTTTTAATCCCAACATCTTTTTCCAGCTTCGAGCGATCATAACCCACCGCCGCAATCCCGATAGAACCGTTAAAATTTGACTCTGAGCTGGAAACAATCTCATGAGCCGCCGTAGCAAGATAATAGCCGGCCGAAGCCACCAGACCGCGATTTTCAAAAATAATTTCGGCGTTACTTCTCAAGTCCATCAAAACTTGCCAGGTTTCGTCTAAACCTTTTACTTCTCCGCCTGGGGTGTCGCCCAAAATATTTAGAGTTTTGATTTTATTTTTAGCGACAATTTGAGCGGATTTAATGATGTCCTTATAAGAAGTTCCTCCGTAGCCAAACAAATAACTAAAAAAACTCGGTCGTCGATTCCTTAAAATGCCGCTGATTTCCATGATGGCGGTGTCGCCGGAAATAGTGAGTATTTCCGGCTGATCTTCGTTTCTAGCTGCTTGAGACGTGTAATAAGCCTCAAAATCAGCCTTTT